TCAAAGCAAGTCGCAAGGGAAGGAGAGGAGATCTCAATCTCCCCTCCGAGCTTTTTGATAGTTATTTGCATCTGTAGTCTCCTGTTGTTGTCTAGCTATAAACAACACCACCATAACATGTGAAATTGATTGTGAAGCTGCTTGGATCGCCTTCTGAGAAGGATGCAACGCAGACGCATTTGCTAAGAGTAGCAGTATGAGCGTCATCGTCTCCGAGAGCAGTAGCGTCGACTGTATACTCAAGATCTACGCAATAGAACTCTACAAATGGAGAGCCTGCTGATCCTGTGCTGACGTTACTTGCATATTGTCCGGTCTTGTTGATGAAGTCGAGGATTGAGCCTGCTTCGGATGCGTCAGTAAATTGTCTGAAATAAGCAGCAAAAGATCCAGATGCAGCAGGCTCGTCGTCGCCTTTGCGTACTGTTGTGATCACTCCTCTGTCTCTGATCACAGTCTGAGCTGCTTTTGGAGTGTCAATGCTGAGATTGCCCTCCTCGTAGCTGATTGCAAGAGTGACAGGAGTCCCTGTGCCGTCCTTTAATGTGATGACACCATCGCGTCGTGTCTTGGGAATAGATGAATAGGCCATAAAATGCTCCTTATTAGGTTAGTTGTATTGTATGCAGAGCTGACAGCTCTATCTCTGAGATTAGATACTCCTGAGAATCCGGAGTGCGTCTTGTTGCTCTCTCAAATCGGATCTCTATGCCCTTGCCAAAGTTAGGATTCATGAGAGCCTCAATCACTTCCTGCTCTTTGTCGAGTGCATTGCCATAGTCCAGGATCAAATCATGAGGACGGAGTCTGTATGCTATTTTGACGCGTACCATAGTCTCAACGTAAAGACCGACGGCTCTCCTCTGTCTCTCATTGGCCTGCTGAGAGGATGCAACCTCAACGGCATATCCGAGATGGGCGAGCGTATTCTGAGTGCGTCCGAATAGCTCCGGTAGTTGTCTGACCTCGTTGAATCCTGACAATGCTCCGATTTTGTTCGCGAGTGCTCTCTGTACCTCTTTGACCGATACGCTCATTAGTATCTCCGTCTCCGATAGTATTGCCCAGGACGATTGAGGAAAATAGTCGGCTGTCCTCTTGTTCTCTTGTTTGGATCGTCTGCCTCTCCGTTATGATCCTCATCATACACAAAATTTAGAGAGTCGAATTCATCGCGATAGAGACGATAGTGCTCATTTGCGAGATCAAGATAGCGTCCATTACTCTGTCCGAGAGAGCTGTGAAAATCGCGGAATATGAGATAGAGGCTGAGATGACGATGAGACTCAAAAAAGCTCTCAGGAGTCATCATGAGATACTCGTATCCCATCCCTCTATTGCGTATGCGTCTCAGGAGTTGGAACCATGCGTCATCTATGTACTGCTGATAGCTAGTCAATGAGGACGGCCTGAGATTCTCGAGATCGGAGTATGTTGCTGTGAGATCAATGTCTGAGACTACGGGATAGAGTCTGCGACGGACAAGAGCTGCCATCCTACGGAATAGATACTCCTCTCCGTCGATCTCAAGTGTCCACTCCTGGACATATCCCTCACCTAGATCCAAAGTCGCAGCGAGCTGCTCTGCCGTGTGCGTATATGATACTGTCCCACTAACCGCGATTGTTGCCGATGCTCCTGAGATGAGATCTGCTCCGGTTGGTTTGGTGATCGTATACGTCGCTGACGTTGGCACGAGCTGAGAGCCATCGCGATAGACCTTGATCTCAGTAGTCTGAGACCTGCCTCTCTCGAGTAGCTCAATAGCTCGGATTTGTGCTGCGTATGGAGTAGATGAGGACATCTGTCAGCCTACAAAAAGAGTTTCCAAGCAGAGCCGTCACAGCATACCATGCAGCCCTCTCCGAGAGAGAGAACCTTGATAGTGTTTGCTGCTGCGTCTTTTACTGTGAAGGAGTTGCCTTGACAGTTGATGACAAACATAGCTCCGTCCTTTTCTTCAGGCAAAGTCACGACAAGACCGCCAGATTGAGCGTCAAGACGTTGATACTGTGCATCTTTATAGGTAAGAGTATGATTAGCAGATATCTGCTGTATATTTACCCCTCCAGGTTGTACGATGTGACGAGCGATTTTGTATTCTGCTTTGTCTGTAAATGCCATGACTGACTCCTATTGATTTTTTTTGTTTTCGGCTCTCGTGATATGCTTGACTACCATATCGCGAGCTTGTTGATGTGAGATGTTGGATTGCTGAGCGACTCTCTGAGCGATTCTGTCAATCGCGGCTCTTTTGTTATCTGAGCTCATACGCAGCTCCTCCTAATTTGTCGACTCGCTCAATGGCCTTTTTTGTCAGGTTGAGCTCCTCTTGCTTTGACTTGAGTCTCGTCGCTACTTCAGGAATATGCTGATCTCTCTCTAGTCTGCTCATCGCTCTATTCATTGAGATCAGACGCAGAGATGCGATTTGAGGATGAGGAGGATTGAGAGCTCCGGATGCAACGAGCTCGCGTCTCCATTCGTCGTAGGACTCCTGATCAAAATGCTCGATCATGCGTCTGCCGATCTGCTCAAGTCGAATCCATTTTGATGTGTGATAATTGCCTTTGTGAGCAGGATATACTCTGAGATAATCATGACGAGCAGGATCAAGTATTGTCCATCCTTTGTCCTGGAGATTCGTTCTCATGATTGAGGAGTCGATACGATTGCCGATAGCTCTCGTGCCGTTGACTCCTGGAGTCTCACCGATTGAGGACAAAACAGGGAGGAGCATCGGGATGCTGCTCTTTTTCTTTTTTCCGTCCTCTGTCATAGTGTATCCCTCGAATACTTTGAGCTCCCAATTCTCCGGATTATGAGCGAAGAAAAAGCGAGCATTAGATGCCTTGGGTATCCGAGTCTGTACTTCGGATTTTTGCTCCCAAGGCTGAGCAAATTTGCTGTAGTCTGTCATTGTAGTCTCCTATTGAAAAAAAGAGTCAGGAGACCGCAAAATCCGGAGACTACAGAGATGATAGATCCTGCAGACTCCTGACAAAGCGATCTACTAACGTACTGAGAGCAGTTTTACTCCGCGAGCGTCTTCGATAACACCAAGACCAAGATACGCATGACCTACGATGTAGGTACTTGCAGACATAGGCTTGCGATCGAATTCTACGACGATCTTGCCCATAGACATAAAGTCCTTAGAGCCTTGGAGAGCTGCAGGGATTCCGTCCACATAGCCGAGAGCCATTGGGCTGATCATGAAGTTATCATAACCTGCAGATCCGTTTTCGTTTACGTGCTTAGAGCGATATACGTCTACGCCAAACAGATTGCCTGCGTAGTTTTCGCCTTTAGCTGCGAGCATGTCCATAGAGGACTGCATACGGCTCACTGCATTGCCTGTCTCATTGCGGAGAGAGTCTTGCAACTCGGTCAATGCTTTAGGAGCGAGTACTGCAGCATAAGGTCCAGGAGCTCCGGCTCCGGAGCCAGCTTGCTCGAGAGCAAAGATACCGTCAAAAAAGTCGTCTACGCTGAGAGATGTAGAGTTAGATCCTGCTGTAGCTGAGAAGTTTGCAGCAGCGAGTCCTGTGAGCTCGGCAAAACGAGTCTCGTAGCTTCCTGCAATGCTTTGAGCGATACGGAATGGATCGACGTCCATAGAGCCGTATCCGGTCATGGATGCGAGATCGTCTATATGATAGATGATGTACTGACGAGCAGCAACAAGATCAGCAGTCTGTACTGTCAATGCAGTAGCATTAGCAGACTCATCGGAGATCTCGGAAGTAGCTGCAGCCATGCTGTCGTATCCGTCAAGGCCGGCAAGGCGAACGCGTACGGTATCACTGCCGAGGCCGTTTATGCTGCCTTGATAGCTCAAAAGAGCAGTATTGCGAAGGTTAGCATTGTCTTTAAGGAGGAGATTGATCTCTTGAGAGATCATTGCAGCAAGTCTCAAGTTGCCAACGAGACCGCCTGAGGAGGATACATTGTCAAATGTAATCGGATTAGATGTAGCCATTTTAGGCTCCTATAGTTGGGGGTTAGGTTTTTTTGCTCTATGGGCTTTTCAGCTTTTTCCGGTGCGACCGTACCCTGCTATATTCTAGTCTATTATAGCATAAAAAACAGGAGTGCAACAATGATCGATATTTTTGCTCGTTGGGTTGATGGCAAGCTCGTATGCGAGCCCAAAAAAAGACGAGGAATGAGCAAGGGAGAGTATCTGCGAGCTCTATATGCCTGTCAGGAGCTCAACGAAGATCAGGACGTAAAAAAGCCCGATCAGAGCAAGTCCGATCGGGCTGAGTGCACAGAGCGAGAGAGTACTAGTACCAGTACCAAATGATAAGGCCGTCAGCGTCTGTCAGATTAGCTCCGAATGTCAGACGAGCAACACCGGCAGCTCCTCCGTTAGCAGATACTGAAAACTCGTCATTGTCTGCAGGAGTGTCTCCGAGTGCTGTCATATTGCGGAGGCTCAAACCGTTCTTGAATACGAGTACGGAGTTGATGCTGTTGCTTGGCAGAGTCTGAGCGAGATCGATAGTGCTTGTAGAGCTACCGGAGATCTGAGCTCCTTCCTGAGCAAAAGTGATGCCGAGTTTTGCGGCAGTCACAGAGGAGGACGCAAGCTTGTCAGATGTTACGGATGTACTTGCGAGAGCAGTAGTACCGACTGCACCGGAGGCGATCTTTGCAGAGGACACAGCAGCGTTTGCGAGCTGAGTAGATCCTACGGCTCCTGTGCCGATTTTGCCACTAGTAACAGCAAGATCTGCGAGCTGAGTAGTGTCTACGGCTCCATTTCCGATTTTTGCAGATGTGACGGCAAGATCAGCGATTTGAGCAGTGTCTACGGCAGCAGATCCGATTTTTGCATTTGTGACGGCAGCAGATGCGAGAGCTGCAGTGTCTACGGCTCCGGATCCGATTTTGGCACTAGTGACAGCAGCATCTGCGATCTTGGCTGTAGATACAGAGCTGTCTGCGAGCTGAGTAGATCCTACGGCAGCGTTAGCGATTTTGCCACTAGTGACAGCAAGATCAGCGAGTTGAGCAGTATCTACGGCATTGTTAGCCATTTTGTCATTTGTGACAGCATCGTCTGCGATTTTGGCTGTACTAACTCCTCCGTTTGCGATGCTGATCTCGTCTCCGCTGATTGTCAATCCTCCGGACGCAGTAACGGATCCGAGGCCGGAAAAGCGTTGAAACTCAATGTTATCAGTACCGAGAGATGGAGGGGCATCATTGATACATACAAATCCCTGATTGTCGTAGGTATTACCTTCGAGAGCAAACAAAAACGCACCTGGGAAATCTGAGCCTGCATCCATGTCTTGAGTGCGAGACATTGCGGATCCTGAGCCTGCGAACTCGTATACACCATTTTGCTTTTTATCGGTTTGGTTGAAGAGCAAAACGCGATCATCTGCAGAGAGAGTCACTCCGTCGATTGCGGCAGGAGCAGAGCTGATGTCTACGTTGCCAGGAGCAGCGACTCGGACATTTTGCTTGATGCTGAGTCCTGCGGCAACACTGTCAACGTAGCTTTTATTTGCTGCGTCTGAGGAGTTGCTCGGAGTGCCTACTTGCAAAACACCGGAGGAAAAGTCAAATGTATCTGTCAGATCCATTTTTGCAGCAGTGACAGCAGATGCGGCAAGAGCTGCACTGTCTACGGCTCCAGATGCGAGCTTGGCAGATGTGACGGCTCCTGATGCAAGAGCTGTAGATCCTACGGCTCCAGATCCGATTTTGGAACTAGTGACAGCACCTGAGGCAATAGCTACCTCGTCTACTGCTGCAGATGCGAGCTTTGCAGATGTAACAGCACCGGAGGCAAGAGCAGAGCTATCGACAGCACCGGATCCGAGTTTTGTAGATGTGATTGCACCGGATGCAATCGCAGTCTCTCCGACTGCTGCAGCACCGATTTTTGCGGATGTGACAGCACCGGACGCGATTTTGTCAGATTCGACTGCTCCGGTAGCGATTTTAACTGCGATGATAGCCGAATCGACTAACTGACCGCTTTTGATTTGTACTGAACCCATGGGTTAGACTCCTATATAGTTTTTGGATGAAAAATGCATTTTTGTAGTCTCCGGATATAGTCTCGTTATGATGCCTGAGCGATATAGTCGACTGTCACATAGTCTCCGACTGCAGGAGTGAAATTTGTCGTGAATGTCGTGCTGTTGTACTCGTCAAATGTCTCGCCCTCGACTTGTCGGATACCATTATAGTATACCCTGAGAGATCCTGCTTGGTATTCTTCGGGCACAGTAAAGGAGACATTTGAGCCGTCAATCTGAGACGTGAGATCGGCTTGCTTCATGTCTCCTCCTCCTGCTCCTGACTCATTGATAAAAAAAGCAAATCTAAAGGCCATGACATTACAGCTCCTCAAGAATGATAGAGACCTCAGCGTTACCGCTTTTGGATGCAACAAAAATAGATTCCGGTCTATTTTTGCCTCGTCCGAGTCTGAGCACGACATAATTGCTCTGTGGCACTGTCATCTTGTTGCTCGGCACAGCTCCTCCGTCTGTGGCTCCGTTGCGACAGACATAGAGCTCTTTGCCCTGAGCTCCGAGAGAGATCTGAGTTGCTGCCGATGGCAGGAGGATCTCTGTCGTTGTTGTGTCCGTTGCTGTAAAATTATAAAAAGCAGGATACTGATTTAAGCTGCGTAGATCTTCGCTCATGACTGTCTCCGATTTCGATTTTGCCATGCTGCTCGCACTTTGTCTCTATTGGCTGCATAAAACTCTGGATCTTTGAGTGCTCTCTCCAAAAAGCCAGGAGAATCGGGAGCAGGGATTGCTCCGACATTTGCACGAGGAGGAGGAGTCTGCTGCTGCTGTTGAGTATACTCTCCGAGAGACTGCATTTGCGAGAGCGTAGAGGCCTCCTGAGGAGCTTCTTTTTGTTGTGGTGGTGTGTCTGCCTCCTCAATCATTTTGAGAGCCTGCAAATGAGGACGGATTGTGATCGGGGCATTCTCCGGATTTGTCACTTGTTGATCAAGCCATTCGGAGAGAGTCTGTCTGTCTCCTTCTGTTTTGCCCTTCTGAGCTCTCTCAAAACTCCATTCGATAGCCTCAATCAAATCGGGATCTGTCAATCCATGCTTTGAGATACTCTGATAGCGATCAAAACGCTGCTCGGAGTGTTGTAGTCTCGCCTGCATCTCTGCAAGCTGCTGATTGAGAATATCAACGGAGCTCATAGCCTTCTCCGCTTTTGCGAGTCTGCTCTGAGCCTCCTCAAGTGCTTGCTCTGCCGATGTCGCTCTGCTCGCTACCTTGCCTATACGCTCTTTGATGATGTTTTCCATCTCTGATTTGAGGACGTATGTACGTCCGTCTTGCTCTATCTCTGTCATATTGTCTCCTATGGTTAGATTGAGTATTGTGCTCTCTCTTGTCGGATACGCTCAAGTTGTTGCTTTGCCTCTATCGGATCAAGATCCGGATTGAGCATTTGCATAGCGTCGACAGGAGAGATGAGGCCTGCTGTCAGCTTTTGGATTATGTCCTCACGCTGAGCTCGCATCTCCTCCGGAGAGAGTCCGAGAGGAGTATATACGACTCTGTATCCTGACTCAGGAAGGGATGCACCTAAAAAACGATTACATAGCATTGCACATTTGGCGAGCATCTCCTCATCGGCTCGTCGGAACACAGGAGCATATCTGCGTTGTGCTTCTCTTTGTCCGTCTCTTGAGATTGAGAGTGCATATCCTGATCTTGGATCTCCGGATTGTCTCAAGACCTCTGACGAGATGCCTGCTGCAGTTGCGACTCTGTACTCATATTTTGAGATGCTGTCCAGGAGCTGAGCAGGATCTGCATACGTAAAAGAGCCGATCAGAGGCTGACCTTGCATATCGGGCTCTGTCTGGAACATGAGGATGCTACTCGGATCTGTGCTGATTGCTGATCTGCGTCCTGTCAAGTCTCCTTCTAACTGAGAGAGTCCTGAGAGATGCAATCCTGCGACATATTTTTGCGGCCATGAGTTATCGCGTACGCAATGGACATAGAAGGAAAAAAGGACGGCAGCTGTGAGAGATCCGTATGCGAGCTGTGCAGCGTCAAAAGCGTTAAATAGCTGTCCTGTCTTCTCGGCATGATATAGCACAACAGGAAGATAGGGGACTCCTTCGCGACTGCGATATGGATAGTACTCTCCTCTCATTGCCTCGTGTCCCATATACATCTCTGACACATCGGCTCCGATGTCTCCTGTAGGAGTAGCCTCAAACATCCCAAAAATAGGATCGTTGGGATTGCGTATATCGAGAATGTCCCATACCCAAATAGGCTCTCCTGTCTCCGGATGCATCCTGAGTCTGAGCTCCTGATAATAGAGAGGAATGTCCGGAGCATCCTCGGAGGCAGCAGCAATAACAAAATCAGGAGTCACTGCTCGGAATGATAGACCAGGCACTCGTGCGATCTCTCCTGGTACATGAGGAGCAACGTCGACGCGTACAAACATCTCTCTAATGCCGAGCGTCATCTGCTGTACTTTTTGCATGAGTTGAAAAAAGCCTGCTTTGCTGACATATCCGTCTCGTCCAATGAGAGCAGAGATGTCTCCGTCTCCTGTGACATTGGGCTCAGAATGATATAGCATTGCGAGCTGTCTCGTGACTTGCTCAATAGCACAGGATGACAGATCAGAAGGTCCGAGAGCTTCGCGTCTGTCCGTTGGCAAATGTCGGAGAAGCTCATCCTCAAGATCCTGCTCCCATAGTCCTGTCAGGAGTCTGCGTCTGAGTGCAGAGTGTTCCCATCTACGCTCCTCTATTGTATTCGGAGCCTGCGGTTTAGGAGGGACATTATTCATATTTATCATTAGTACACCAATATTTTTTGTGGGATGTTTGGTCTATAATCGAGGATGGGAAGCAGTCCGTATCTGAGCGCATCAACCGCATGGCCATACTGATCGCGGCTTCTCGCTGATTGAGTCTGTTTCATTGTCCAGGACTGTATTGATTTGATAGTCTGAGTGCATTCGGGTCTAATCCAAAAGTGTCTGCGGCTCATGATCGCATGTAATATACTAGCACCAAAATAGACGCTGTGCCGTCCTTTTCTCGCTCGTCTCACCGTAAAGGGGAGGCCTCTCGGAGGATAGCCGAGGATGTTCTCAAATGCTCTCATGAGGAGGATGTTGCTCATCTTGTACTGATCGCGTCCTCTGTGCTCTCCGTCTCCTGTCCATATTGCGAGATTCGGATCGACTCCGTAGCGTTTTAATAGCTCGAGTATTGCCTGAGCATGATGCTCCGGAGGAGCCTGTCCTGACGTATACTCTCCGAGTACGAAGATCCTCGGATTTTGCTGATCTCTCATGTCTACGCAGGAGAGGATCGCGACTTGAGATCCAGGATTTGATCCATGGTCTATACCTACGCAAAAACGATAGTCTCCTCCTCTCGGGACAGGCTGAGACGAGATCATGTCCTCAGAGAAGTTCTCAAAAACGGCTCCGATAGGAGCAACGTCAAAAGATCCATTGATACGTGCCTCTCTGTCGTAAGGGAGATATGCCTCTGTGATTTTGTCGATCTGCTCCTGGCTCAGGAGATAGCCGAGAGGCAGTCCTATCGGAGTTGTAGCCTCTACCGTTAGAGGAGCCCGATGAGCAGAGATCAATCCTCTCTCAATCATCTCCTTAATGTATGTCACATCGACTCCTCCGACGGGAGTCAAGCTGATCGCTACTGTGCCTCTCTTGCCTCCTGCTCCTCCTCTGCTCGTACGAGCTACGAGCTCGTTAAATGTCTGCTGATCGACAGGCTCATCTATGCAGACGAGATTTGCCGTTGCAGATGCGAGTCCGAGTCCCTGTCCTGCTGTTTTGATGCGTATAATAGAGCCATTGCGAAACTTGACGAGAGGAGCGAGTCCTCTAAATCCCTTGCCTCTGATAAACTCGCAAGATGGATCAAGCTCGTCTTTTGGGATCATGTCGTAAAGTTTTTGCTGTATCGTCCGAGATTGCTCGTGAGAGTGTGTGATGAGCCATGCCTCTATCGGAGGAGGATCGGTCTTGTAATGAGGATGTCTGCCGAGGCAATGATAGAGGAGTAATGCACATGTGGCAAGGGTCTTGCCGCACTGATTGCCGCCAATGAGTGCTTTTATCGGACTTTGATCTTTGATGTATGCCTCCTGGGGAGGAGTAGGACGGAAGTATCGCAGAGGATCAAGCTCTGCTTTTTTCCTCAGCCATGCTATTCTCTGAGCCATGCCGCATAGACTCATTTGCGTCTCCAAAAGAGTTCATGACATAGAGATCCTGTGTCTCCCTGCTCTTTGCAGTATTCGATCATGCTAATCGTGTTTTGGATGTTGCTGATCTCCTCGCACTGTTTGCCTCCTGTCTGAGAGTCTATGCCTCTCGAATAGACGAGGCACGTCATCTCTCTGCATAGAAGCATCCCTTGTTCATTCGCTGTATTTTCCGGAGTGCACAACTCTTTTACTACGTCTAAGTCTGTGAGCTGTTTAATGACTTCCTGCTGTCCCTGACTCGTTTTGTCTTCTGTCTGAGGAGGCCTGTCTAATACTTTTGTGCCTCCGATACCTAATAGGACTCCGACAAGCCCGGCTAAAATGATCTCTACCATTTTGATATGTTCCTCTCGTTGATTCTGTGTGTGCATTCTATGAGCTCCTGTGCACTGAGATCAAATACAAATCTCAGGTCTGCCTCCTGGAGGATGTCATCTTTGATCACTGCTGCGATCAAGTCATCCATTTGAGCCTCTGAGATCCTTTGTCTGTAGATTGCTATGTAATTTCGCAATGTAACTCTATCCCGATCTAGCGTCATCATGAGAGCAGTAACCTCGGCATTCTGTCTCTGTACTCTGTCCATACTGTACAGGATCTGTCCTTCGATGCTGTCTAAGTCTAAATCGCAGCGTTTCATATCGCATCCTCAAATAGAGATAGCTGTGCATTCTCTCTCATGTATTCCTCCTTAGCCCAATCAAGACGGCCTCTGATAATAGGCAGATAGTCCGGAGTGATCTCAATGCCGATAAAATCATAACCCTCGAGTATTGCAGAGCATCCTGTTGTCCCCGATCCGCAAAACGTGTCCAGGATCACCGAGCCTTTTTTGCCTCCGATGAGTCTGCAGAGCCATCTCATGAGCTTGATCGGCTTGACAGTAGGATGGAAATTCGCGACCTCTGCCGACTCTTTTCCGTCAAATCTCTCTCCCTGTCCGTCTCCGAGACACATATTGCTACGAGCAGGACGTGTCTTGAGATGCTCAAGTCCTGCCTCTCTCTCTCCTCTGCTCGGTTTAGGACAGTGATACAAGTTTGCCGGCCATCTGCCTTTTTCACTAAGAAAATATGGATCTGTGTTTGTATTTATCTTTCTATTTGAGCCAAAAGAAGGATCAAATTTGTATGCCCATCCTCCCGCTCCATTTGGATAGCCTTTGTGTTTTTCAGTGTTACCTATCCAGCAAGGATCACCATACGCATATCGACACGCATCTATATTTAACGCTCCTGTTCCATATTTCAGGACATTCTGAGCAATCGTCAATCCTGCCTCTAATGGTTTGCGAGCTAGGATTGCAGGCTCCACTGACGGCTTGAGAGCCGTCCCGAATCCCTCCCACTCCTGAGCCTCCTCTGTCGCAGGATTTGAGTATACAAATCTTTCAGCATCCAATTGACCAAAGTTTGTATGGGCTTGTTTGTTGCATCTCTCTTTTATGCCGATCACTTCTCTCTCGGCTCCGGCCTCTCTGTCGATCGCTTTGCTTATGTCGTGATTTTTCGGAAATCCAGATGTATAGACCCAATGGATCGTGTCTCTGATCTCAAATCCTGCGTCCTCAATCGCTACTCCTAATCTGTGACATGTCCGAGTAGAGGAGAATGCAATCATGTGTCCTCCTGGTTTGAGGACTCGCAGACATTCGTGAGCCCATTCGAGTCCAGGGACAGAGCAGTCCCAGCTCTTCCCCATGAATCCGATACCGTACGGAGGATCGGTGACAATCGCATCTATGCTGCAGTCCGGCATCTCTCTCATTTTTTGGATGCAATCCCCTTCTATGATTTTGTAGTCTCTCAAATGCTCCCACATGTCAGGAGCCTTTTTTGAGTGCTACGACATTGGAGCCTACGAGACTATGGAGATCAGCTTGCACTCTCTGTCTCAAGATAGGAGGCAGAGCAATGATTGAGTTGACAATCTCGCTCATGATCTGCTCATCTGTCATCCTGTCGTATGCGTCGATCTGTCCTTCCTGGGCGTCGACTGCTCGGATCTCTTGCATGATGACTACGAGCTGTCTTTGTAGTGCTGCGTATGCCTGCCATGAGCCTGAGTCCTTTGCTTTGCTCATGCTGATCTGCAGCTCGGAGACTTGAGTATTGAGCATGCTCCGATAATCCGTCTCTGCAGGAGCTGTCTTCGTCTCCTCTGCATTTGGGATTGTGTGCTGTGCGTCATTCTTGAATCCATGCCTACGACTCAGGAGCCACATTGCCGACTTGACATCTCCCTCCTTAATGCTCGCGTTGATTGTGTCCAGAGCTTGCATCGCTGCTGCTGCGTCTGCTGCCCTGACCTGCTCAGCGAACTCCTTAAAAGCTTTTTGTGCTCTCGGCTCCTCGCCTTTGGCGATCCATTTGTAAATTGTCGAGCGTCCGACTCCTGCAATGTCTGCAGCGATTTGCATCGTTGCTCCTGCTCTCAGTGCTTTGCATATTGCTTTTTGTGCACTTTTCATTTTTTGGCTCATGTAGTCTCCAATATTTTTGAAAAAAAATCGTGCAT